GAGGACAGGGTTCCATAGGCAACTCCACTCATATCCAGATATCCCTTGCTAGTGAATGTTGAAATGCTGATAAAATAGGCATTGCTTGTTGTATTTGTGGTAAGTAGAATATCACCTACACCAATCACCTTTAACACAGTAGAAGGACTTGTCGCAGTGAGCACTTGGCTATTTGTATTACCTATAGCTTCTGTAGTGAGTGTGCTAGCATTGGAAATCACATTAATTTGAGCATACCCGTAGATTCCTGTGCTAATGTTTGTAGGCTCACCAGTTATTGTCAGTGTATTTGTGAGGGGATCTGCGCTCACATGTACTCCCTGCTTTCCTACGAACTTGACCGTCGGGGTGAGTGTAGCGTTTGAGTAAGCTTTGAGCGTATTGCCACCGCTAATATCGAACTGCTGAAAGGCTTTGGCATAGAATCCGAGCTCTTTTGTTGTCGAATTGCGGACGAAGCCAATGCCCTGATAGGTTGAAAAGGTTAGTGTGTTAAAGGGTTCTGTAGCTTCGAAAGGCATTCCATTGACATTGAATTGGTTGTAGGCAGGAATAGATCCGATGGTAGAAAGAGCTGCCCAATAGGTACCACCTGAGCCATTCGCAGTGAGACAGCGATTGGCTGGGATAGGAGCATTATTGGAGTCATACGCAAAGAGTTTGCGGATACTCAATATTTCTGTATCATAAGTCTTACGGGATGATGCCATTCCCTTCTTTTAACATTGGAGGTAGAATTTCAAGCGGAGTTTTTGCGTTTGACTCGGTTTCCGTTTCACTCACCCACCAATCGCTTCGCTCATCAGTCCGCTTCGCTCAAGCCTGGTTCTGGATCGTTATGAAAATAGAATTTGTAGAGGGAAAAAGGGGAGTTATGAGATTGCTGTGTAGAGCGTTTTGGAAAGCACCATTATTCAAGCTGCTTGGCATTATATGGACCAAATTAAAATTGGACAAGTAGTTTCCAGGGATTGTATTTTTGGGGATTGCCATTCGGAACGGCTGGTTCCAGATGTTTGAGGCATCGATGTAAGTTGTTATCTGTGTTCCACCGCCAATGGTCTGAGTCTGGAAGATCTGTGTATTACCAGCGTATAAGTAAGAGACTGTAGTTGTGGAGAGATTTGGCGTAGGACCAATCTGGAGAAAGGATGAAATTGGAAGCATAGCTACATTATTAGCACCCGTGGCTAATTTGGTGAAAGCAATGGTGGGATAAAAATCCAGGGTAATTCTGCTATTTGAATCTATGATTGATGAAAAAGGGGAGAAGTTAATACTAGCAGTGGAAAACTGGAGTTCATGGAGCTTTGGTATGGCAGCTTCAATTGTTGTCATATTGTTTCCTGAATATAAGATGGTACTTGCGAATATTGTACTTGTGTAAATAAGTGTACCTACATTTGTAAATGTTACATTCGCATTCTGGACATTCACGGTTGTTGTATTATCAAAACGAATATTCGCTTTCATACTTGACAATGCAATAGTCGTGCTTATCAAGTCAAAGGTGCTGACGTAGCCCATTGTTCCAAGGGAATTGACAGTACTCTTCAACATTGAAGAACTTATGTATCCAACGGTCGCCAGGCTATCAACTGTACTTTGAAGATTAGCAGTGCTGATGAATCCGATTGTTCCAAGGTTATTGATTGTACTATTCAGACTTAGACTGCTTATATATCCTACAGTGCCAAGGCCGGCAACAGTGCTTGTAAAGAATCCTGTAAATGCTGATGTACTTACATACCCAGCTGTCCCGAGGCCCACAACTGTGCTTGTCAAGGCGGCTGTACTGATATACCCTAGCGAACTCAGATTTTCTGTGAAATTGTTAATATTCTGAATACCAGCGACAGTACTGATAAGCTGGGCGGAACTGATGTAGCCCAGTGTTCCCAGTGAGGTTACTGTACTGGCAAGTGTCTCCCCGTTTGCCGTGCTTGGGATCAACTGGGCTAAGACTGAAGAAATCGTTGAAAAGTTCTGACTTGTAAATGTTGAAATAGAGGAAATCGCTTGGCTATTAGTGTAAATACCGGTGGAAATTGTGCTCAGGGTTGATAGGAGAGGAACCCAGAGAGTTCCTCCAACACCATCTGTTACTAGAGTTTGCCCAGAACTCAGGAACTGTCCTGTTAAGTAATTGAGGGCATAGACCTTGCGAAGGACGATCGTATCGGACATCTTCCGCTTCTTATCTCAATGGGGATTTCTTGAAGCAATAGAATACCCTTACTCTCAATCAGATGACGCAAGGAGGTGGCTTGCTCCAACTTGTGGCTCAGGGAAAACAAGATGTTTTCCTGACCGGCAACCCACAAATCACATGGTTCAAAATGGTCTATCGGCGCTACTCCAATTTCTCCGTCGAGCAGCAAGTGATTCAGTTTGATAATCAGGCCGATTTTGGTCGGCGTATCACGTGTTTGATTCCTCGAAAGGGCGATCTGCTCGGCCCCATGTGGCTTGAGATCCAACTTCCGGCCCTTACTGATAGTGTAACAGGGGAACCCCTGTCGTATGTAAATGCCACTGGTCACGCCCTCATTCAGGAAATCAGTCTGGAAATTGGAGAACAGGAGATTGATAAGCAGACTGGAGAATGGATGGAGATGTGGTCGAACTTGACTGTAACAGAGGACAAGCGGCAAGGCTGGAATAACATGATTGGCAAGACGAGTGGTGCCAGCCAAGGTAATGCCCCCTCTAACTCCGTTAATCTGTATGGTCCGTTGAGCCTGTATGTGCCCTTGCGATTCTGGTTCTGTAAGAATCCTGGGTTGTATCTGCCCTTGCTTGCGCTCCAGTATCACCCTATTCGCTTGAATGTCACCCTCCGACCCCTACAGCAGATGTTTATTAATGATACACCCACGGTACAGCCGTGTGATAAATCGGCGAACTCGGCATCCATTGTCAGCATGAATTTATATGGTGATTTTGTTCATTTGGACACAGAGGAGCGCCGCCGTTTCGTGGCGAATTCCCACGAGTACCTGATCGAGCAGGTGCAATATACGCCGAGTATACCTATTGATGCGAAGGCCAGTGTAGTCCAGGTGCCCATGGAGTTTAATCACCCCTTGAGAGAATTGTTCTGGGTGATCCAGAGAGATGCAGCGGTGAATGCCCGTCAGTGGTTCAATTATACCAATTTGGCCATTGGAGAATCGAGTTCAGGACCTAATAGCTTCCAGAATTTGATCAATACAGCACTCATTAAAATCGACGGGTTTGATCGCTTTGATAAACGCAATGCCGATTATTTCCGCTTGGTACAACCATACCAGTATCACACAGTCATTCCTATTGATGATTTCATCTATTCTTACTCGTTCGCATTCCGCCCTGAGGATGTCCAGCCGAGTGGAAGTATGAATGCGAGCCGCTTGGATACCATTGTTCTCCAGCTCGAGATGAATATGGCGGTGACACCTGCTCGGGGCAGTGGCAATGTTCGTGTCTATGGACTCAACCACAATGTGCTGCGTATTGTGGAAGGCTTTGGTGGACTCTTGTTCCGTATTTAAGAGATTTCGAGTGACAGTAAACTCTTAAAAATCAATTCCGCATCTTCAACATCCATTGGTGAGAAGAATGTCCACCATTGATGGACTACAACTGGATCTTCGTATAAACAACTTTCTGTGAACCAAGGAATTGCTTCTTCGAATGTTGGTTGTTTCAATCCCAGGGCTTTTGTTCCTTCATTCATAAAAATATCATGTGCCCATTCATCTGATATATACTCCTTACAAACTCGAATTGCAGCATCCCTTTTACGAAACGAAGCACCTCCAACTAGACTTGGGGTTTCCATATTCGATTCCCATGTTATAGGGCATGCGATATAATCATATTTATTCCATTCATAGAGTGGAAGTGGTTTACGGATATAACAATCTGTTTCCAAAAAAAGCAACGATTCAGCAGGAAGAGATTCATAAAATTCGGCAGATCGCAGTAGGTCATTGTAGTCCTTACGACCCTGCTCACGACCTGCTGACCCATTAAACACCTTCTTATATAAAATCTCGGATGAGCGTGGACCAAGGACTTCTTTTAACCACCTTTCATTAATATCAGAACAGCATACTATAATTTTCCATCCTCTAGCAAAATATGCGATTGAATAAATTAAAAACTCCATGTGGGGATGAATGCGACCTTCAACTAGACAAACTGCTGCCGTGTACATATGATCAACAGGGCGTGGTGATTTGTATGTCTGAAACTCTTCTTTTAGCCTTGTAAAATATTTAGCTTTGAGGCAATCATATATAAGAGGATCAAGTGACATTCTTTTTCTGTGCCTCTCATCCTGTTTTTCTGGATCTGATAAAAATTCATCAAACATATGAATTGACTCGCTCATACTAGAAAGAAATTTCCAAGGGGTTTAACTGGGACTTTTTATTTTTCTACTATTTTCAGTGTCATCAAGTTAGAAAAGATCAGTTCCGCATGAGGTATACTATCAGGTGAAAAAAAAGTCCACCATTGATGGACTACAACAGGATCTCCATAGAAACAACTTTCTGAAAACCAATCATGTAATTTTTCAAACGGTGGTCGTTTCAATCCCAGGCTTTTTGTTCCGTCATTCATAAAAATATCATGTGCCCATTCATCTGATATATACTCCTTACACACTCGAATTGCAGCATCCCTTTTACGAAACGAAGCACCACCTACTAAAGTAGGATTTTCTTTATCAGACTCCCACGATATAGGGCATGCGATATAATCATATTTATTCCATTCATAGAGTGGAAGTGTTTTGCGGATATAACAATCTGTTTCCAGAAAAAGCAACGATTCAGCAGGAAGAGATTCATAAAATTCAGCAGATCGCAGTAGATCATTATAGTCCTTACGACCCTGCTCACGACCTGCTGACCCATTAAACACCCTCTTACATAAAATCTCGGATGAGCGTGGACCAAGGACTTCTTTTAACCATCTTTCATTAATATCAGAACAGCATACTATAATTTTCCATCCTCTAGCAAAATATGCGATTGAATAAATTAAAAACTCCATGTGGGGATGAATGCGACCTTCGACGAGGCAAACTGCCGCCTTGTAGATATCACCAGTAGGGCGTGGTGATTTGTATGTCTGAAACTCTTTTTTTAGCCTTATAAAATACTTAGCTTTGAGGCAATCATATATAAGAGGATCAAGTGACATTCTCTTTCTGTGCCTCTCATTCTCGTTTTCTTGCTCTGATAAAAATTCATCAAATATATGGATTGACTCGCTCATACTAGGAAAAGAAGTCTCCAAACAGTTTAACTAGGATTCTTTCCAGCACTGGCTCAACGGAAAGCCAAGTACATATTTTGACTCCCTGTTACTTGTGTAACAGAATACCCAATACTCTTCAGAAAGTCAAACAAAGCAGTATTCTTCCAGTTCGACTCGAACAGAATATGTGGATATCCGCACCGTTTCAGAGTCTCAACTCCTCCTTTTAACGCATATAATTCATTGTCCTCAATATCCATTTTAATAAAACCAATTGAATCCAGTGATAGGCTATCGAGAGTCTTGATATGAATTCTCTCGGTTGCGAGTACAGGTTGTCCATTAGAGTGAAGAGAAGAACCTCCTCCATCAGCGCTCACTATATTCAGCGTTTGAGTCCCTACTTGTGTTTCATCTCCTAGGCCAAAGTTATGACATTCGACATTCATCAATCCTGAAAGTGCAATGCTTCCACACAGGGAATAATAGGTCATTTTCTGTGGCTCAAAAGCATGTACTTCTTTGAAGTACTTGGCCAGGGAAATACTGTAAGATCCTGAATGTGCGCCGATGTCTAAAAACACTTTCTGATTCCCGCCAAACTGCTTACACCACTCGATAATCTCCTTTTCAAAGAGACCATTTTTAGCATAATACACCATATTGTTTTGCGGTAAGATATATGTTAGCAATGGCTGAGTTGCAATAAGACTCTGAGTAGATGTATCAGAAATTGGTTTATCACCTGGCTTCTGTAAAAGGAAATACCGTGTGCTCATATGCTTTGTTACAAACTGGCTTTTAGATCAAACCAGGCTTAATCCTTGGCAAAAATTGAACTATGAGGGGAAAACTATTTTCAACATGTCCAACACAATGCCAGGACATGATCCTATCACGACCGAGCGCATTCAGCGCATTGTTCAAGACACCATTGAGAAACAGAACTTCCAAGTCCTTAGGGGAACAACAACAGTCGAAACGGCAACACAAACACAAACAATAATCCCACCATCCCCTCTAACACCAATTGCCCTCGGTCTGCCTGAAACAACAAGCGAATTCGAGCATCTTGAGCAACTTGAAGAGGAACTCCTCAATCTCTGGAAACTCCTGTGGGACGAGTACGGTCTCGCAGCCTGGGGATTTACTCTCTTTCATGATGCTTCTCATGTCTACATGACAGGTTTCAGCAGCTTTGGATTTCGGATGTCTCATGGCCTAAGTACATACATTAAGATGCCCCTCAGTGAAGGCAGTGAGCCCTTTGATCAAGAGCATTTCTTTGAGCATGTCTGTTTCCCGTATGGCTTTGCCAATTTAGCCAAAGAAAAACTTGGGATTGTTTCTTCTGCTCTCTAAGAAAATGGTCTGGGAGTTCCCTGCCGTTGCCCATACTCGCCTAGAATTCTGGAGTGAGCCACAATTTACCCGAACTGGAATGTGGTGGTTCACGCTCTTTTTTGGTCTCTTTGGTCTTCATCACCTCTTACTCAGAAGCTCTCAGACCTTTGTACTCTTCTTAGTTGTCAATGTACTTACACTTGGATACTGGTGGATGTATGATCTTCTCCAGCTCTCAAACTATACTACCGACAAGCTCAATGAAGAAGGTCTTCATGCGCCATGGGGACCTCTTGGAATCGCTCAGGGCATGTGGGTCGACGAGTCAGCACCCGCTCGACCTGTAACAGAGGATAGTCCACCAAATCCCTGGTGGTTCTTGGCATATGCTCTCTTAATTCCTGCTGCCCCTCTTTCACTCCTCATTGCTGGAGACTCTAAGAATGCTCTGTCTCGGTTTCTCGATTTAACAGTTGTTCCCCTGGGCTGGATCTTCTACGCATTCTCAGTCCTCGTCGACTACTGGTCAATTCTTGGAAATCCTGCAGACTTCTTTCTCTTTGGTGCAAAACGGACATTTCCCTTTCCTCAGGCTGGAATGGATCCTGATCAACACTCCCCGAGAATAACAGGCGTGAAGGAATTTATTGGCTGTCCACCTGAAGGATTTTTAATGAGTACAGCGAGATTTTTGTCAAAGGGTGTATTGCCTGCCGCCGCTAAGTTACCTGTCATTGGTGTACCTTTGGCAGTGGCAAATAGTGCCCTCCAAAGTGTTGTGGAAGCCTATGATGCCGGCAAACAGATAGCTAATCAGGGACTGAAGGCTGCTTCTGGATTCCAGAGTGTAATGTCAGGAATTCCAGGAGCATTAAATCTAGATAGTGAAATTGCTAAATTGGAGAGACAACTTTATGAAGCAGTGCAAAACTCTCAGTATCGGCCGAGCTCATCGAGTACAGTAGAAAGATTACAGGGACAAATTCAAGAATTACGGCGTGGAAGAGACTCCTTTACAAGCGAAGTTGGTCGTTTGGCAAGCAGTCCCCTCCCTTCAGCCCCTCCAGAGGAGAATGATCCCCGCAGCCCACAAGGAGGTGGTGGTAGAAGCAAGAAAGAAGAAAAACCCTCTTTTACACCAACTGACTTTGTTGGCACAGTTGCCATCGGTGCGGTAATTCTTGGAGGACTAACTCTCGGTGCCAGTAGACTTCTGGAGGATGGCAACAGCGGGAAAACAGACCTTCCTCCCTCTCTCATCGCATGAGCAATTCGAGGCCATGTACAGTCCAGAGTTCAAAGGCGTAGCCCTCATCTATTTCACGGCAAATTGGTGTGGAGCGTGTAAAAGGGTAAATTGGGACTTCTTGTTCGAAGAATTTCCCGAACTTGCCATCTATAAGTGTGACGTGGATGAGAATAACTATACTCCTGGGTATTGCGGGGTACGGAGCATCCCCACGTTTCTCATGGTCGGCCCGGCGAAGCAACTGATCGGTCCCATGCAGTCCAGTGATACTGGCAAGATTGCGGCCTGGATCAAGACAAGCCTGACCCAAGTGCAGAACGCCAAGCAAATAAAGGAAAAGCCCTCTTAATTACCAGAGGACTCGATGCAGTACATAGATACTGACTATCTCATTGTCGGCACAGGACTCGCTGGACTCCACTCTGCCCTGCGCTTACGAGCCAAATACCCAAAAGCCACCATCAAGATCGCCGAACTCTACAACTACACAGGAGGCCGTGTGGTTTCTTACAAACCCCCGCAGTTTCCCCACATTCGCTGGGAGAATGGAGCCGGCCGTATTCACAAATCCCATACCCATGTGCTCAAGTACATGAAGAAGTACTCTCTTACACCAGTCCCATTACCCTCAGGAGAACTCTGGATTGATTCTTTAACAGCCCAGACCCAGCCTAATCAATGGACTCAGATAACCGCTCTTTTAGATGAAATCATGGTTCATGTATCCCCTGTTACACTTGCCACACGTACTATCGAACAGATCTTAGTCTCTCTCTTTGGACCCTTAAGGGCAGATGCGATTCTCGAGCGCTTCAGTTATCGTTCCGAGCTTACTACGATGAGGGCCGATATGGCCATAGAATCTCTAACAAATGAATTGAAGAACTCAGGAAACTTCTTTGTTGTAAAAGAGGGATTGAGTACTTTGATTTCTTGTATGAAGAAGGATCTTGAGAGTAAGGGTGTAGAGTTCTTGTACGGGCATCGTCTAACTGGGGTATCTATGCGGCCAAGGGAAGTCACGGCCGCCCACTTTCAACTCGTGAATGAACCCAAGAAACCCAAGATCTCCATGAGTACAAAACACTTGATCTTAGCCATTCATTCCGATGCCCTCTCCAAAGTCCCCCCTTTTACAAACCTCCCTGTGCTCAAGAAGTTGAAGATGGAACCCCTTTTACGCACATACGCAATTTTCCCCACGAAAGACAACAAGTCTTGGTTCTCTGATCTTGACAAAGTAGTCACAAATTCCCCGCTGAAGTTCATTATTCCAGTAAATCCCGCCAAAGGTGTGATGATGACCTCTTACACAGATGGAGAGGATACCAGAAAATGGTTGGCGATCTTAGCCAAAAAGGGGGAGAAAGGGCTTGAGAGTGAAATCTTGAAAAAACTGAGGGCGCTCTTTCCTTCTAAAGACATTCCTAACCCCCTTTTCTTCAAGGCCCACCCTTGGTATCAAGGATGTACCTATTGGTTGCCTGGCATGTATGACCCCGAAGAAGCCAGTGAAAAGATAATGCTCCCACTTCCCCTGAAGTTTCCAAATACTTACGTGTGTGGAGAGAGTTACAGCCAGCGCCAGGCATGGATGGAAGGTGCGATTGAGCACGCTGAAGCCATGCTGAAGAAATATTTACTTTAATCAAACAACAAACCGTTAAGTATTAAACTTAAGAACTCCCCTCGCTTCGCTCGTGGAGTTTTAGTATGATACTTAACAGTCATTCGTTCATATTAAATTTGCGAACCTGCGGTTCTTAAATTTAATATTCACTGGAAGAAGATGTCAAGTAATCACATACCTATCAATCTCTTTCACATCTTTCTGGTAGCTCCCTTTTTCATCTATGTGGCGGTCGTGAGGGGCCAGCTTTTGCCGTGGATCTTCCCTACACTCATAGGTCTGGGAGTTGTTATCTTTTTGTATCATGCTTTCAAGTCGTATGTAAAATGGCTGGCACAGTCTCCCTCCCTCTGGGTGAATATTATCCACGTGATTCTTGTGGCTCCTGTACTTGTCTATATTGGTGCGAAAGGGTATGATACTCCTCGTTGGGCCTATGAGTTGCTGGCTATGCTCGGGTTTGGAGCGTTTGGCTATCACTTGTACAGCATAGTCCTCCAACTCCAGGATATGGGGGCGGCAAAAAAAGAATAGGCGAGTGCACCTGATAGTTCAACTGGCATCAAGGACAGGATATTCCGTGACTAGAAGAGTACAATCTCCAAGAACTTCTGGACATCTTCGTCTAAGAATCGTTCATCAGGGAGGCAATCCGGCACGTGGTAAATAAAGGCCGGCTTACTCTTGAACTCCTTCTCACACCCTTTACATTTGAAGGCACCGGCTTCCGTCTTCTCCTGGAGTGCCTTCACATCCGCCCCCATGTGCTTGAGTAAGTAGTGACTCCGAAGTCCGCCCTTGGTCATACAAGAGTACTCGCAAGTATCAAGTGGGCATTCGAAGTCGATTCGAGCCTCCTTCAAGTCAGCAGGGTGCTTGGCAGCAATGTGGTTTTGTAGAGTCTGCTCAGTAGACGTTTCAAAGTCACACCTCTTACACTTATGCTTGAAGTTTCCGCTGTGCTTGGCACGGATGTGCATGTGGACCGTGTTCTGATTTGCGCCATTTGGTGCGTAGTCATTGCAGTGTGGACACAGGAAGAGTCCAGATTCAGTACGCTTGTACTTGAATGTCATTTGTTTTTCATACGGAGGACACTTTAAGCACGTCAACCCGGCGGATTCAAATTTTTTCACGAGCCCGGAAAATTTGAAGGGTTGGATACATGTGTTAAAGGAAGTCCCCTTTTATTTGTCAAGGCCGACGTGGACCAAGCAGATCAAAGAATGATTCCCACCAACAATAACAACTGGATCAGTGGTACGCTGGAACTCAGTTCCAAAGTCCGCTATGGCATCACCAGCCGTGGTGTCCCAATCTTCCGCTTCATTCCCTATGATCGCCGATTCCCTCCCATGGCAGTGGGCTGCGCAGCCCGTGAACTCTTCTACAATGTCCACGCCATTGTGGAGCCCAATCCCTCTCTCCCGCCACCAGGTCAGCTCCACAAGGCCACTCTCGTACAGAACCTCGGCCAGCCAACCATCGAGTCCGAGACTCAAGTGCTCCTCGCCTCCTACGCCTTCGACAGTCAGAAGGAACTGCGCCGTGAACCCCAAGTAGTAACCCCTTTTACACTTGACCCCGCAGATGTGGAAAAACGCCAAAAGATCACCGACGGCTTTACCTTTCACATT